TGTGATTGGTGCAAGCGGTGAAAGGCTGATTGCAGGTGTCAGCATTGCGGTTGATAAGGAAGTCATTCCTTATGGAAGCACAGTGGTGATAAATGGCAAGGAATACATAGCACACGATTGTGGCGGTGCCATTAAGGAAAACAGAATTGATGTCTACTTTGAAAATCATCAGGAAGCGGTGAAATTCGGTGTGCAGTATGCAGAAGTATTTATGAAAGAAAGGGGTGAATGAAATGGATGAAAAGCTGATTTATAGTGGACAGGCCACTGTTGAAGATTTATGCCGGTTGCATGAATTGGGTTATGAATTTGTCATTGAAGATGGGGTGATCACAAATGTTCATAAGAACTGATAACCCGGTTGCGGATTGGGATGCATATTGTGCTGAAGAAGAAAGAGAATTGGAAAGGCTTCCAAAGTGCAGTGAATGTGGGGAACGCATCACGGATGATGAATGTTGGGTGGTCAATGATGAAATATATTGCCCGGAATGTGCTGAAAAGAACTTCCGCAAATGGACTGAAGATTACATGAAAGAGTAAGCACAAAAGATACCTACACAAAAAAATGAAAGGTATCTATATGGTCAGAAATTTTTACATAAAAGGAAGCATTGATGGAAGAAGAACAAATCTTTCAGGTGGACCTGGAAGGAAAGATGGTGGAATGGTTCTGACACTTACACAGAGGAACAACAACAGCATTGAAAAATGTGCATCCATTGAATGCTTTGCTGATGGGGATGAATTAAAAACCATCATTTATGACAAAGCCGGGAATGTTGTTTTTGAAAACATAACAAACCGTTAGAGAGGAGAAACACACATGTGGAAATTAACAGTATATCAGAACAAAAAGTTTGATAATTGGACGGCTGAAGAACAGATTGTTTTTGAATCAGAAAAGCTTTTTGAACTGCTTGATATTATCTGCAATTTATCAAAGAGCAAAGCACCTGAAAAGACATGGTACAAGCTTGAAGAAATTGAAAAGGAAGGTGAAGGAAGATGCAGTTCAGAAAATTAACGGCAGAAGAAATTGATTGCAGGATTTCCATTTGCAATCAGTGGGGTGTTGGGCTTCTTTTATATAAGGATGCCCGGTGTGATCAGAATATCCTGGATGAAGCTGTTGGGCCTATGAATTGGCAGCGGCACCACAACCGGGATAATGCCAATTGTATTGTGTCCATTTGGGATGAATTCAAGAAGCAGTGGGTTGAAAAAGAGGACACCGGCACAGAATCCTTCACTGAAAAAGAAAAAGGGCTTGCATCTGATTCTTTCAAAAGGGCCTGCTTCAATTGGGGCATTGGAAGGGAACTCTACACGGCACCTGACATGTTCGTGAATAAGAAGGACCTGAAAACCCTTGAAGAATCTGAATGGCAGGGCAAGAAGAAATACACCTGCAAGGACACCTTCAAGGTGACAGAAATTGAATATGTGGAAGATAGGATTGTCTATGTGAAGGTGCTGAACACAAAAAACAATACTTACATTGAATTTGGACAGCCTGCCCAGGAACACACAGAACAGAAAAAGATTGAAAAATCAGTCATTTCTGAAGTGAAACTGAAAGCCCTGCTTGCAAGGTGTGACAAGGAAGGTGTTGACACAGGCAAAATCCTGACACTTTACAAGGTTAGCAGTTTGGCAGACCTTACAGAAAAGCAGTATGCAAACATCAATGAGCATTGGGAAAAAATCAAGGGGTAGTTGCTTATGGAATTCACAGGACAGATTCAGAATGTGTCAAGGGATTGGCAAACAGGACAGTATCACATCACATTCACAGTGAATGAAGGCGGTGCAATCAATGAGGTGAACAACATCAAGGATTGTGAAAAATTGAGCATCCGGGCGGTGAAGTACAGAAACAGAAGAAGCCTGGATGCCAATGCATACATGTGGGTACTGCTTCAAAAGATGGCTGATTCCCTACACCGTGACAAGTGGGATATATACCTTGACATGCTTGGAAGGTATGGGGTATTCACCCACATCATAGTGAAGCCACATGTGGTGGAAAAAGTCAAGGAAGAATGGAGAGCCGTGAAGGAACTTGGTGAAGTGTGTGTGAATGGCACCACAGGGATTCAGCTTCAGTGCTATTTTGGATCATCCACCTATGACAGCAAGGAAATGTCAGTGTTGATTGATGGGGTTGTATCTGAAGCAAAGGACCTGGGCATTGAAACCCTTCCACCGGAAGAATTGGAAAGGATGAAGGCACAATGGGGAAAGTGAAAAGGCTGCACAGTGTATTCACAGATGATATGGACCATTGCATGTTCACCGGAACTGCACCTGTGGAAAGGCATCACATCTTTGGTGGACCAAACAAAAAGAGAAGTGAGAAATTCGGCTTTATTGCCCCATTAAGACCTGATTTACACCCTAATGGAGTATTTGCCGGGAAGGATGCAAAAGCCGTTGATTTGGCACTAAAAACAAAGGCACAGGCCTATTATGAAGAACATTATGGAACAAGGGAAGATTTTATCAAAGAATTTGGAAAATCGTACTTGTAGAAAGGAAAAAACAAAAGATGAAAATTGGGTTGATTGATGTTGATGGTCATAATTTCCCCAATATACCATTGATGAAGTTGTCCGCATGGCACAAAGCACAGGGTGATTCTGTGGAATGGCATGATCCAATGTTTTCAGGACACATGGACAAGGTGTACATGTCAAAAGTTTTCAGCTTTTCACCTGATTATCAGTATCATGTTGATTCTGATGAAATTGTGAAGGGTGGCAGCGGATATTGCATCAGCCTTGTGGATGGCAAGGAAGTCTTTGATAAGTCAAAAGACATTGAACTGCCACATGAAATAGAACACATTTATCCTGATTATTCACTGTATGGAATAACAGATACAGCCTATGGCTTTTTGTCAAGGGGATGCCCAAGAGGGTGTTCGTTCTGCCATGTGGAAGCAAAGGAAGGCCGAGCATCAAGGAAGGTTGCTGATTTGCATGAATTTTGGAATGGACAAAAAAACATTGTCCTGTGTGATCCAAATATTCTTGCATGTAAGCAGTGGAAGGACCTGCTGCAACAGCTTATTGACAGCAAAGCATGGGTGGACATCAACCAAGGGCTTGACATCCGGCTAATGACAGAAGAAAAGGCTGAAATGCTGAAACAGGTGAAGATGAAGCAGTTGCACTTTGCCTGGGATAGATACCAGGACAAAGACATGATTCTTCCAAAATTCAAGATGTTCAAAGATATATCAGGAATCAATGAAAGAAACTTGATTGTGTATGTGCTTTGTAATTTTGACACAACCATTGAAGAAGATTTGGAACGGATATACACCTTGCGTGAAATGGGATATTGGGCTTATGTGATGCTTTATGACAAAGAACACATTCCAAAAGGCCATGAATTGCGGAAGATGGCAAGGTGGGTGAATAACAGATTTATTTTTGCGAAATGCAAAACATTTGAAGAATATCAAAAACAATAAAGAAAGTGAGGAAAAAACATGAACAAAGTAATTTTAACAGGAAGATTGGTGGCTGATCCGGAAGTGAGATATTCCCAGGGAACAGAACCTATTGCAATTGCAAGATACAGATTGGCAGTAGACAGAAGATTCAAAAGAGAAGGTGAGCAGGGTGCAGATTTCATTCCCTGTGTTGTATTCGGAAAACCTGCTGAATTTGCAGAAAAGTATTTCAAGAAGGGCATGAAGATTGGTGTTGTGGGAAGGATTCAGACCGGCAGCTACACCAACAATGATAATCAGAAAGTATACACCACAGATGTGATTGTGGAAGAACAGGAATTCTGTGAAAGCAAAGCAAACAATGAAACACATGCCAATGAAGCACCTGCACTTGCATCTGAAGAAGATTTCATGGATGCATCCCAGGAAGAACTTCCGTTCAAGTAGGGGGGACATATAATGGCAGACTTTGAAATCATCCGCAATGGTTCAGGATATGTGGATGTAACAGCATATAAGGCAATTACAAGTTATCAGAAAGAGGTTGAAAAGATGGAATATAACCGTGGAGAAATTTATGAATATGAAATGAATAATGGCATGGGCATCAAGAAAGCCCTGATTGTATCTGCAAACTTCCGCAATGGATATGGATATTTGAATATCATTGTCCTGACAGATGAAGAAAAAAGGGATGCATACACAGTTCCCATTGTGTGCAGTGGAATGATGTATGCAGATTGTGCAATGGTGTCATTCGGCAGAAAACATCAGCTTGGCAACTATATCAGAACCGCAACAGATGCGGAAATGAAGCAGATTGATGAAGGCATTGCCAAGTGCCTGGGCATTGAACAGAAAACAGTGGAAGTGCCTGTTGAAAAGATTGTGGAAGTACCTGCACAATATCCTGCTGAAACCCATCTTAAAACAGCGGAAATGTTGGCAAAGGCAAAAACAGAAGCCGGAATTTACAAAGATTTATATGAACAGCTTCTTGCCAAAATGATTGGATAGGTGGTGTGAACATGGCAATCAACAGCAAACAGAAGGGTGCAAGATTTGAAAGACATCTTGCCGACTTGTTCCGTGATTATGGCTACACAGATTCAAGAAGAACAGCACAGTATTGTGGCAACACCGGTGATGCATCAGATGTTGTGGGCCTTCCTGGAATACATATTGAAGCAAAGCATCAGGAAAGAATGCAGTTGTATGATTGGATGGAACAGGCAAAAAGGGATTCCAAGGGAAGTGGAAACTTCCCTGTGGTATTCCACAAGAAGAATAATGCAGAAATCCTTGTGACCATGCGGTTTGAAGATTGGATGGGCATATACAAGGAATGGGAAGCATCACAGACATTGAAAGGCGGTGCAGGGAATGAGTAAAGCAAAGGAATTACAGACTACACAGGATGTTGTGAAAGAAATCCTTGAAACCTGTGAAATGGCAAGAAACAGTGACATGGCATTGTATGTCAAGGTGTGTGAAAAAATCAATCCGGCTGTATTATGCAAGCCTTTTTGGGTGGTCCTTGTATCCCTGAAGGAATACAACCTTCCGAACATTGAAACGGTCAGAAGAACAAGGCAGAAACTTCAGGCAGCATTCCCTGAACTTGCAGGAGATAGCAAAGTGGAAGCACAGCGGATGTTGAATGAAGAAGCATTCCGGGCTTATGCAAAGGGGGTTGTGTGATGGCTGATGTCAAATGGATCAAGATTACAACGGATGTGTTTGATGATGAAAAGATTCTTTTGATTGAAAGCCTTCCGGATGCCTATGCAATCATTGTGGTGTGGTTCAAGCTTCTTTGCCTTGCCGGGAAACAGAACAACAGCGGTGTATTCATGATGGGGAAGATTGCATATACAGACAAGATGCTTGCAACCATCTTCAGAATGAAGGAATCAACAGTCACAATGGCACTTCAGACTTTTGAACAGTTTGACATGATTGAAATTATTGATGGTGTTATCACCATTCCGAACTGGGGAAAGCACCAAAACTTGGATCAGATGGAAAACCGGAAGGAATTTATGCGGAATTATATGCGTGAATATCGTGAAAAACAGAAGGCTTTAACATGTAAACCTAACAGTAAACCTAACAGTAAACCTAATGTTAGACAGGCAGATAAAGAAGAAGAAAGAGAAGAAGAAAAAGAAAAAGATAATAATATATTATCCGCTTCTTCCGAACCGGAACCTGCACCCAAAAAAGTGAAGCATAAATATGGTGAATACAAGAATGTGCTTCTGACTGATGAAGAATTGCAGAAATTAAAGACTGAATATTCTGATTACAAGGACCGCATTGAAAGATTATCTTGTTATGTGGAAAGCACCGGGAAAAGGTATAAAAGCCATTATGCAACCATTAGGAATTGGGCAAGGAAGGATGCAGAACAGAAGCCTGCAAGAAAAGAAATGGTGCCTTCTTGGATGTCAAAAGATAAAACAGATTATGGTGACATGGATGCCTTGGAAAAGGAATTGCTTGGTGAAAATGAACCTGATCCGGCATTGGAAGAAAGAATCAACGCATTAAAAGAGAGATTAGGAAGGGAGAATTGAGAAGATGGAAAATTCAATATCAAGAAAAAAGTCTTTTGACAGCACATACATGAATAAAATCCGTGAAGAATGGAGTCAGGCCTGCAAACGGCTGAAAAATAGCGGATATGACCTTTCAAAAATTGAAATAATCAGAGAGGAACAGGGATGATGAAAGCAAGAACATATTTGGAAAGGATAAAGAAGATTGATGCCCACATTGATGCCCGAATTGACGAGATTGCAACCTTGGATGCACTTGCCAAAAGGACAACATCAGTGATGGGGGAAGAAAGGGTGCCTGCATCTTCTTCCCAGGATAAGATGGCAGACATTGTTGGGAAGATTGTTGACCTGAAGAAAGAACTGAATGAAGAAATTGACCGCTTCATTGGTATGAGAAATGAAGCCCGGAAGCTGATTGATGAAGCATGTGATGCTGATTGCAGCCGGCTTCTGCACAAGCGGTATATTGGAACCTATGATGAAGAAAAAGACAGGGTTGTATTCAAGACCTGGGAACAGATTGCAGTGGAATTGGGATTCACATATCAGTGGGTATCAGACGGATTGCACCAAAGGGCATTGGCCCAGGTGCAGAAAGCATTGGATGAAAGAAAAGGAGAATAGACAAATGGAAGTAACAAGAATTTATAATGTGCAGATCACCAAAATCATCAAGGATGAAAGGGAATTGAAACCCAAGGAAGATGCAGCTTCTTCCTTGAAAACCATCCTGAAGATGGGATTGGATGTTGATGATGTTGTGGTTGAAAATGTGCAGGATTTTGAAATGGGGGAATAAGCATGGCAGAAATAGAAAAGACTTGTGAAAATTGCAAATGGGAAGAAGAAGAATTTGAAGGTTCACATTGTAGGCATTGTATTCATAGTGCAGAAGAACGATTTGAACCGAAAAAAGTAAATGAGAAGTGTATTGCTGAAATAAAAATTGATATGGATATGTTGCAGAAAGTGATTGAAGAAAAAATCAAAGAATTTAAAGCGGATATTCAGGCAGTGCGGAATGCAACCATTGATGAATTTGCAGAACGGTTGAAAACAGATTATGTGAATTTTGATATGTATTATATTTTGCAAAACAATAATATTGTGTCTGAACATACAAGCCTTATAACCTATCAGGATATGATTGATGAAATCGCAGAAGAAATGAAGGGCGGTGCGAAATGAATGAAGGAATGTTCAGTGCAGTGGTATTAGGAACACTTGTTGAAGGAAGTGTGGCAGAGCAGTTCAAAAAAGCGGTTGAACCTTATTCAACAGAAGAAGCAATAAAAGCCTTTGTTTATAGTGTCATAAATGGGGATTTGAAGATTGCTTGGAAAGGCGGTGGCAACAGTGAAGATAATGTTTGAATTAGAAGCAGACGAACAGGGAACACCAATTGAAGTTGCAAATGCAATTATAAAATGCGTTATGGGCAAAGAATATTATCCCTTTGAATTTAATAGAAATGCACTTTCTGAAATTGCAGGGCATATTGAAGTGTATTTGAAACATTGTGAAGTGAAAGGCGGTGCCCATGAAGAATGTGCGACTTTGTGAGAATTGCGGAAAATATGGCATGTCAGTATGTGACAGCCGAGAAAAGGATGAACTTATCCGCAGAAGAAGGAAATGTGTATATTGCGGTGCTACATTCCGCACTATGGAATTAAAAATTGAAGAATATGAAGAAATGCAGAAGGAATTGCAGGGATTGCATTCTTTCATAAAAGATTTGAAAAAATTTTTATCGGAAAAGGTAGGTGATCTGAATGATTAAAGATTCAGGAGAAAGAACACAGTTTGAAACAGGTGCGGTGCGTGATATGCACACCGGGAAGGGCAGAATGGACCTGTTACCATTGACAGCGGTGATTGCATTATCAAAGCACTGTGAAGAAGGTGCATTGAAATATGGGGAACACAACATTGACAAGGGCATCCCACAGCACAGCTTGTGTGATTCAGGAATGCGACATCTTATCAAATACATGCGTGGGGATATGGATGAAAACCACTTGAGGGCAGCTTGTTGGAACCTGATGTGGGCATTGGAACAGTCTATTGTGAAACCGGAACTGAATGATTTGGTGTGGAATGAAGGTGGTGCAGAATGAGAGAAATATTGTTCAAAGCAAAGAGAAAAGACAATGGTGAATGGGTGGAAGGGCTTATTTGGAAAAAGAAATTTAACACAAGCAAAATTTTCATTAGTTATTTCCCTGACAAGGATGATTATGAGGATGTGGTTGTTGTTGATTCTGACACCATCTGCCAATACACCGGCTTGACCGACAAGAACGGAAACAAGATTTGGGAAAATGATGTTTTGAAAAGCGGTCTTGTTGTTACATGGGAAAAGGAATTTGCAAGTTTCTGTTTGAGTAGAAAAGGATGGGCTTTTAGACAT